TTACCCAGCAATAGGATTAAATCTCACCGCATCCTGCAAGTAATCCGGCGCAAGATGGGCATAAATCATCGTTGTCTGAATCTTTGCGTGCCCCAGAATTTTCTGGAGCGTCAGAATATTGCCGCCGTTCATCATGAAATGACTGGCGAAGGTGTGGCGCAGCGCATGAACAGCCTGGCCGTCAGGAACATCAGGTGCGACCGTTTTGATGACATCGCGAACCAATGGATAATCCAGCGTCGGAAACACCAGTTTCCCGCCCCGTTTTTTGATCTTTTCAAACAGGCTTTCAGAAATAGGAACGGTACGGTTTTTGCTGTTCTTCGTTTTTGAAAAAGTGATTCGACAATGAAGAACACGGCGCTGCTCCAGTGCCGCTACCTCGCCCCATCGCGCCCCGGTCGACAGAAGGATTTCGACAGCCAGCCGTTCATCGGGATTTTCAGCCAGTGCATCCAGCAACTGAACACATTCAGACTTACTCAGATATCCCATTTCGCGCTCGTTAACCTTCATTCCTTTAAGGCCTTGAACGGGGTTATCGTTAAGAAAATGGCCGGATGAGATGAGTGCGGTAAACATCGCGCTTAACGCCCCAATCTCTCGATTAATGGTGCTGGGCTGTATCCCCTGCTCTATCCTGGACACACGTAGCTCGGTGAGCATCGTTGTATTAAGTTTATGCACGCACGGGTCATCCATTGCCTCACTCAAGCGCAGCAATTTAAGGCGCGTGTTATGCCCTGACTTCATTAGCTGGCCGTGGTATTTCCACCACAAGTCAATAAGCACCGACAGCGGACGGCGATCAATGGAGTTTCCTTTCCACTCATTGTTATGCTGTTGCGCCAGCACCCACCGCTCATATAAAACTGCATCCGATTTCGTTTTAAATTTTTTGCGAATGCGTTTGCCTTTACGCCCCTCAGGGCGCATGTCAAGAAGATACCCTCCCGGAATTGATTTTATGCTCATTCGTGAAACCCCAGCGTTACAAGACCACCATGCCCCCAGCGTTCCATGATTAGCCGGGCTGTGTACCAGTCTTGCGGGATTTTTGAAAAGACGATGTGTTTTCTGGCCCATCAGGGGAGAGAGAGGGACTGATCTGCCCAGCAGCCTCATTTGTTTTTCCCGTCATAAGCCATATAGTGTATTTTTCGAAATCCTTAGAATTAATTACGCGATCAACAACGCTTAAACCAACCTCTCTTTTACCGCTCTCATAATTCTTTATAGTTCCGAGATTTATCCCAGTAACATCTGCAAACTCAGCTTGAGTTAACCCTTCACTTTTCCGTATCTCTTTCAGTTTTTTTTCGTACCCACTTGACATGGTGGTCTCCAGACGACTAAATTAACCCTAAAAGTCGCCTAGAGACGACTTTTAGCAACAAATAACCACAGACTGAACAGGTTATCACATCATGACAAAGCTCTTGAACACATACGAGCAAGCGGATTTTGAGCGTTTGGCGGCGTTCTACCCATACCGCGATGAGCATGGATTACCGGTACTCGAAGAAAGCCTGAAAGATTACGCGAAGCGTACCAATCAAACTGTTAATGCAGTGAAAAGGCAGGCTGACAGAGCAGCCCTTCCCATCAACCAAGAAGAAAAAAACTCAAAACGTACAGTAAATCTCTTCGCAATTTTCCTGAAAACCATCAGAAACGCAGAGAAATACGTGCAGATGACAAAATAACGAGGTGTCATTTTATGCTGAAGCAACGCCGTAATTTTCGCACCGAAACGGAACGCCAAGCTAACCGTTTCGCTACCAGCGCATCACGCAGCAACATCCGCTACAGCCTGAGCGAAACACACGCAACACCGGATGGCCACGCTGTAAAACAAATCGGCGAGCATACCTGGCTGATTGAGAAAGCTGGAATCGTGGTCCACAAATGCCCACGCAATCCGTTTACCGGAAACCGCATTTTTGCATTGAGCTGCGGCGACAATCACTTCGGACAGGATTTCACATTATACGAAGCACTTCGCACGGTTGATCGTCTGCTTCGCGGGCAAAGTTTTATTAAACGGGCTGATTTATAACAGGTGCTTTATGACCAAAGAGCATGCACAAGGTGTATTTATCCGTTTTATTGATTTTCGCGGTGAACTGTTATTACGCGCATCCGCTATTGATGGAGTGGCTCCGGCGGGTAAAAACGGAGCCGACGAAGCCACTTACGTTTATCTGAACGGCACGCGACTGCTTGTGGAACTTCCGTACCAGACCGTACGAGAAATCATTAGTGAAGCTGAAAAGGCACGCCTGGCTAATGGCGATGAACCCTATATCGAAATTATTTGTATGGATTCAGAAACTGAAATTCAGAAAGCAGATTAAAGGGCGTTGCGATGGGCAAAGAATATAAAACTCTCATTAACAAAGCACTTGAGCGTTTTTATTTTCGCTTAAGTGCATCAGGCGCTCATGCTGAACGTGCAGCCCGTGACTCATTGACCAGGGCAATCCGGAGTCTGTATGACGTGGCTTTTTACGCTGATGATCTGGATGCACTTAACGAACTTTCCGAGCTGATCTGTGCCGCAGAATGCGGGGAACATATTGAACCGTATAAGCTGGGGAATATTGCATGAGTATATTTATCTCATGGCTTGTTCTGATTATTTCGGTGGCCTGCGCCATTGGGATTATGCGAATTATTCATTCAGTAAAAAAGATTGAACGCTTTTTCACTGGTGAATAACGATACAAATAAAGCATCAAATTAAATAAGAAAACGTGAAAACCATCCGTATTAACGGAGGTATTCGCACACGCAAATAACGGAGATACAAAAATGCACGCAAAAGAAGAAGGTATCATCAGAGCACTGAAAGAAATTTCAAAGACAGAAAACGAAGTAGCGAAAAAAGCCGTGGCCAATGCTCACATGGACGTCGCAACCCACACAATGATAGTCGCAAAAGTCACGGCAGAAGCTGCCAAAATCATCGAAGAACAGGGTGTGGAACTTGCGCTTCTCAAAACTAAACCAGTCACCGGACTGGATTTATCTGACACCGGACGCCTTATTTACACTATTGGCTCGGAGCCACAGCGATACACCATTATCGCCGGATTACAGAACAAATACCTGATCACTCCTCACCCCATAAGGGAATCAGCGCTTCTGACAAATCTCCGCCTGATAGAACGCTCTCAAGCTGTATTCATTGATGACGCGCAACGTGCCGTATTTAACGCATAGGGTTACTGGACAAAAGGGGCGCAATGGCAATTAAGCATTTTTCCGTCGTTCGCTTTACCTCCAGAGGGCGCGAATACGAGGTCGACGAACGCCTGATTACCACTATCGACAAACATCGTTCGGAAAAGGATGCACACCACATCTACCTCACTGACGGCACTTATTTCTGCGCCACCAACGTGGCGCGGGTGAATCTTATCCGACAAGTACAGGAGCCACGTAGATGACCATTCTGGACTACATCGCTACTCATCCGGGGTGTAGCGGCGGAGAGATCGCCGCAGCACTGAATACTCCAACCACAGCCATTAATGCTGAGTTACGCCAACTTTGGCGCGGCGGCTTAGTCATCAGAACAAACCGCAGCACAGGTGGTCGCGCTCGCAAAACAGGAGGCCAGGCTTCTTACCACGTAAACCCGATGCCGTTCGGGTGTAGCAATCCACTTACTCACATGTTTAACCAGCTACTGAAGGAAGCCAGAGCATGAGCACCATCAACCACCAGGAATTACATCCATCATCATTTCCGAGATGCCAACAGGCTCTTCACAGTTCAGAAACTGCACAACCAGCAAATTAACCTTTCGGAGTAACGCAAATGTTCGCTGGCAGACAACCCAACAGATGCACTCGCTTTGTTTTTTGCGGGCCTGACAATCGCTTTCATGTATGCGCTGTTCGTTTCTTCCAGATGCAGAATGCGCTCAGTGAGGCGTTCAGTGGTCATAAAATCCCTTTGCGTAATCAGACGCAGATAGCTCTGTTTCTGCCAGCACGCCAGTTCGGCGACGAATTCACACTTGCTGCAAAACCAGGAAAAACCAAAAAACACCAGTCCGCAAAGACTCATCAGGGCAGGGAACTCAATCAGAAGAAAAGACAACACCGCAGCAATCAAGGCTCCAGAGCGCAGCACAAAAGCGGCCTTGTTGTTGAGTATGAAAACCATCTCTTCCAGCCAGTAGCTGTACCACAGATGGAAAAAAATCTTCTTGTCTGCTTGCTCCATAGCAACAGGCATAAACAACCTCCATTGTTAATAAACGCCGCTATCCTTCGGCGCATTCCATTTTTGCGCCGCGATTATACATACTTCAGCACGCAACACAAAAACCGCTTGCCAGCGCTCGTTGAGTCGGGTTACATTTCCGCTGCACCTCATAAAACGGGTGCCGGGATTCTCAACCCGCTGACTACACACGCGCACAACCGCGCCAGCGGTTTTTTTGTGCGTACTGTATTGCCACGTCTTTTTCGCGTCAGAATTATGGCGGGGCGTACGGGGCCGACTTCGGTCGGGCCGGGATCGTGTGTAGCCGGTGTTGAGAACCCCGTACGTCTCGCCACCCCGAGATTCTCAACTCTGGATGGTGAGTTTTCAAAACTTACTATACACGAGGCCACGTCATGGCAAACCGCATGCAACAGCGCGCCCGCGCTGAGCGTATTCACATCCGCAGCGAAATCAACCGCAGACTTTTTCGCGCAACACGCGTCGCGCAAATCATGCACATCAATATGTTGCATGAGCGCAGCCACGCACTATCAAACATTTATTCCGCCTCTGTTTTCAGCTATCTGGCGGATGATCTGCACGAGCTTCAACAGCTCATCCAGCAGCAAAACAAACTCCATTAATTCCTGTTCCGGGCCTTTCCTGCACCTTGCGGCGGGAGGCCTTCGCACATCTGTAACAAGAGGATTGCCGCAATGATTCTCGCCAACGACTTTCTTGAATACCTGCTCAACACAGAGCGTGATCTTGCCGCTCGCGTGCGTGATCGTTATGACATGTACCTGAAATCCCTGCCTGTACCGCAGCTCGCTGACGGAAAGATTGTTATTGATGGTCGCTACATGATTGACAGCCACGAGGGAAATTACAGGCTTTACCGCATTGAAGGTGGCACCCCGTCCGTTATTGGCATTTACCAGCGCCCATCCTCTGCAATCGTCGATGTGATTGCCGACAGCATCCGCATCACACATCGCCATACCGACACAGAAGACACCGTGCTGGAAATTCAGCGGCTGGCTACAGTCTGCCGCGACACCCTGAATGGCATGACGAAGTAAATCACTATGACGGCAGAGTACATCAGGGACTGGCAACAACCGCGCCACGCAGTGGGGCGTGAAGGAACGGGGATCCCCGCTCCTAAATCCGCGCTTTCCTCCTGGCTGGATGCCTACCGGGTAGAGAACGAGCGCCGCCAGGAAATGGCTGATGCGGCGTTCTCCGCCACGCCGCTGGGCAACCTGATTAATAAAAACCTGGACGCACAGGAAAAACAGGACAAAACCATCACACTGGCAGGAGACGCCAGAAAACAGGCACGCGGCGCGGTGGATGAAGCCATGGCCTCGCTGCGCCTGCTGCCGTCCTATCTGCGCGATCCGCTTATTCGCCACCTCTCCTTCCTGCGCAAAAAACAGGAAGCCGATCGCCGGAAAGGCAAAAAGAGCTGGCAGGCGGAACGCTATGCACGCGGAACCCTGCGCAAAATATTCGAACGTCTGGACCGCACCGACCACCGCTGGCTGACACCGGGTTATCGCTCCCTTGCCGGACGCGAACGCCTGGATGATTTGCTTTACCTGCCGCAGCTCAACAAACACCAGATACAGACGCTGGCCACCATGACGGCGGCGATGTTCAGCAGCACTTTCGAAAAACTCTGCGATGGCTTTGGCGCGACCGATGGCGAGCTGACCATGGATGTAACGCTGAAGGCGTATCAGATGCTGGCCCGCATGGCGTTACACCTGCACGCCATGCCTCCACATTATGACGCACTGACAACAGACAAAGACCGGAGGAACGAACCGGACACGGAGCTGCTGCCGGGTGCAATCCTTCGCCTGACCTGTGCGGAATGGTGGAAACGCAAACTGTGGCTGTTACGTTGCGAGTGGCGGGAAGAACAACTCCGCGCCGCCTGTCTGGTTTCCAGAAAAACATCGCCCTATCTGAGTCAGGACGCATTAAGCGAGTTTCGCGCGCAGCGCGAGAAAACACGCGATTTCCTGAAAAGTTTCATGCTGGAAAACGAAGACGGGTTCACGATTGATCTCGAGACAGTGTATTACGCGGGAGTAAGTAACCCGGTTCACCGTAAGGCAGAAATGATGGCCACCATGAAGGGGCTGGAACTTCTGGCCGAAGCCCGTGGCGACAGAGCGGTGTTTCTGACTGTCACCTGCCCGTCAAAATACCACGCCACAACAGAGAACGGTAATCCGAATCCCAAATGGAACGGGGCCACCATGCGCGACTCCAGCGATTACCTGGTTAACACGTTTTTTGCGGCAGTCCGCAAAAAACTGAACCGCGACGGTCTGCGCTGGTATGGCATCCGCACGGTGGAGCCTCACCATGACGGCACCGTGCACTGGCATATGATGGTCTTTGCTCATCCGGAAGAAATCGACAGCATCGTGGCCATCACCCGCGATATTGCCATTCAGGAAGACCGCCACGAGCTGGGCAATGATATTACTCCGCGCTTTAAGGCGGAGTATGTCGACGGCTCAAAAGGCACACCAACCAGCTATATCGCGACCTACATCGGAAAGAACCTGGACAGCCGCGCCGTGGATGGCATCGACCCGAAAACGGGCAAGCCACGCGTTGACCACGAAACCGGAAAATCAATGGCCGAGAGTGTGGAGCGCGCCATCGGCTGGGCGCGCCTTCATCGGGTCCGCCAGTTCCAGTTCTTTGGCATCCCCTCCCGTCAGGTGTGGCGTGAACTGCGCCGCCTTGCCAGCCAGATGGCACGCAACCCGGAAGGCCCGCAACGACTGAAAGATGACGCAATGGATGCGGTACTCGCTGCCGCCGATGCCGGGTGTTTTGCCACCTACATTGAAAAACAGGGCGGCGTACTTGTTCCACGCAAAGACTACCTGATTCGCACCGCCTACGACCTCGCAGATGAGCTGAATGATTACGGCGAACAGAGCGTACAGATTTACGGGATCTGGTCACCACTCATCGGGGAATCCTCCCGTGTATGCACGCATCCGGATAACTGGAAACTGGTAAGACGTAAACCGGAAACGGAAGACAGCGCCCGCGAAAATGGTTTTGACCTTCAGGGCGGCCCTGCCGCCCCTTGGACTCGTGGCAATAACTGTCCCCGTGTACAGGAAACGAGCAACAACGGAACAGAACAGCCGGAAGAACGGCCAGCACCGTGGCCGCAGCTTCCTGACGGCGTTGAAGTAAATGAATGGATGCGCTCACTGAAACGGCACGAACGCCGAGCGCTGATGCGTTCGCTTCGTGACAAACAGGCAAAAAACAGCAGCGATGAAATGCAGAACTGGACACAGAGCCGCAAACAGCCGCGACCTTTGCCTGATAACCACGAGTTACTCGCTAAAGAATGGCGGGAGTCTGCCGAATCTCTCGGCCTGCATATCGGTGAACAACAGATGCTGCACCTGTTACGGGGCGGCAGTCTGTACGTTGACGGCAGCATCATTGCACCGCAGGGATTTGAAATTGTACGCAAACCAGATACCCGACCGGACAGCCGAATCACGCAGCTCTGGCAGCGCCTGAGCCGTAATCACGGCGTAAGCAGCACGGAGATCCGCCATAACCCGGTCGCCAGCTATCTGGAACAGCTGGGGGCATCAGACCCCGAAGCCGCCGCACGCCTGGCATCCACACTTCAGCAAGACCAGAACACCATGAAAACACCCGTTACCGTGCTTTCTGACATGCTGCGCGCCATCCGCGACGCAGAGCACGCACTGAGAATCAGTGAAACCACTGAACGCGCCCGCCGCAAAGCAGACCTGCTGCGGGGTGGCCTGACCAGTGGAAACAAAAAACAGACAGAAACGGGATTCACAAATCCCGTAAATGAGCAAAAAACGCGCCGCGATATATGAAGCGCACACAAAACAGGCAAAAACGGGATTTCAGAATCCCGTAAACGATTAATTAATCAACATAAGGAAAATCGACATGAAAATTTGTATCGACGACGGCTCCACCAACATCAAGCTGGCATGGACTGAGAACGGCGAACGTCGCAACGCCATCAGCCCGAACAGCTTCAAGTCGGAATGGTCTGCGCCGTTCGGTGGCACGCAACCCGCAAACTACATGATTGATGGCGTGCGCTATGATTTTGATCCGGTCAGCGATCGCTTTGTTCAGACAACTGACACGCAATACCAGTACAGCGATGTGAATGTGATTGCCATTCATCATGCGCTGGTCAAATCAGGTATCACACCACAGGAAGTGGATGTGGTTGTCACCCTGCCACTGAGCGAGTATTTCGACACAAACGCACAGCCGGACATGGCCAACATCAACCGCAAAAAAGCGAACGTCATGCGCCCGGTGGAGTACCAGAACGGCGAGGCATTCACTATCCGTAACGTGCGGGTTATGCCTGAATCCATTCCGGCTGGCTTTAAAGCACTGGCTGGCATGAGTCCGTTTGAATCCCTGCTGATTGTGGATTTGGGCGGAACCACGCTGGATGTGGCAAAGGTTCAGGGGCAACTGGCAGGTATCAGCCAGGTGTTTTGCGATCCACACGTAGGCGTTTCTCTGATGGCCGATGCCGTGCTGTCGGTGATGGCCACCAACGGTATGCGCACCAGTCACCACATCGCCAGTACCATTATCGAACATCGCCACGATGAAGCCTGGCTGCGCCAGCACATCCACAATGACGCGCATTACGCCAGCCTGATGGCAGTTATTCGTGAAAAGGAGGAAACACTGAAACAACGCGTGATCCGCGCGCTGGCGGGTTTTTCGGGTTACGGGCGGGTGATGGTTGTCGGTGGAGGAGCGGAGATTGTGGCACCCGCTATCCGCGAAGCCTGCGGAGTTAATGCGACTTTCATCGCGGACGGGGTGCCACAGTTTGCTCTGGTTAATGGGCTGTACGCAATGAACAAGGAGTAAACCAATGACGACACCAACCAGACGGATAAGTTTCTATCTGAAGCCAGCTGCCGTCAAGAACGAAGGAGAAGCATGCGCCTGGCTGGACAGCCTTACACCAGAAGCCCGCAAAAGCGGCCAACGCGTGGCTTTTCTGGCCGGGCTGGCACTTCTGAAGACGAATCCGGCAGAGGCTTACCGACTGGCCGCATGGGCTGATGATGAGATGTTACCTGTGACACAAATCAGCTCAAAAAAGTTTGAAGCACAGTCTGCACCAGTGGCTAAAATAACCAGCCAGATGGCTGGGAATATCCGGGCGTTATTTCCTGAGTAAAAGCATCTGCGCGAAAAATGCTCACGTTTATAGAAACAGTATCATTCCATTTGGCACACTTACTTCAATAATCGATCTGTTAAACAAATAGATTGTATATTATCTATCGATTAAAACGATCAATTATCTTGACAGTAATGTGCCTTTTTGTAAGATCGTTCGCATTGTGAGCGACAAGATAATTGCGCGGCATTGTCCATGCAAAACGCCCCAATAGCAGCAACTATTGGGGCGTAAAACTCGGTCGGACTCACTTAACCTGATATGCGTGCCTTCCGAAGTAAATCAAAATGTGCGTCGTATATTTTATTGCTTACACGCACCTCTGTAAAGGCACGCATATTTTTCCTATGAGGTAAATAAAGTGCGGGCTAAAACAGGTATTTGCAAGAACCCTCATCGTTATAACCCAACATTTCTGTCTCTCCCTGAATATCAAGGACAAGAAGGTCGGCACAAATGCGCTGCCTGTGCTTTTGAGCTAGGCATAAAAGATGCGCTTGAAGGACGCGCTATGGCTCAGAATGATTTAGTTTTAGCTAACATTCCGTTTAGCCAGGCTGGAACTGTAAGGCACAGAGATGCCTATGAAGCATATGTTCGTGGTTGGCGATTAATACACAGCAACAATTGATACTTTTGAAGCGCCGATAAGGCGCTTTTTTTTGTTTGCACGATAGTGCACAAGTTTGCACAATTTTTTTGAACGACTTTTTGTACTTCCGGCCCGCGTGGTGGCTGGATCCGTCAAGGATCCGTACGTGCACAAAAAAACGCGCTTTTTCTGCGCGCAGGTGACGGGGGAACAGCCCGCGTTTCAGGGGGTAAATAGCATCCCCTGAACGATGTCGCAGCAACACAACAGAATGGCTGTATTTCTCACGCTGAGCGTGAAAAAGACGTGAGGGCTTTTGATTTGATGGGGTGAAAGGTAAGGCCGTCAAAATCGCACTGAGGCGGCGAGAACATGCAGTTAACGCGGTGGGATTGCGTAAGAGTCTGACCGTCGATGATGGCAATAAGCAGGAAAGCGTCGTGAAATTATCTGACTGATACAGGAGCTGGAGAGCCGGGGCATAAATTTTTTATGCCCCGGCGAAGCAGCAGACAAGCGAAGCGCGTCAGGATGTGGGCTGGGTGTCCAGCAGTGCATAAGGGTTAAAGCGGATCACCTCTTCGCCAAGCCAGTCATTGATGTGCTTCATGGCCTCCATGACGGGCATCAGCTCGTTAATTGCGTAAACCCGCGCGGCCTTCTCCACATCACCAAACGCACTTTTTTCACCCGGCATCGCCCCCATCAGTTGCGGCGGGACACGGTGCGCAGCCAGCACATCATCACGGGATGCCGCCTTAACATTCATGAACTCATCCTTTGCGGTGATCTGCTGGAACGGCAAAATTTGCACCCCCTCTTTGCCCCCGTTGGGCGCATGAATGAGCACGTTTTTAAACGCACCACCACCACGTGCACCCTGTAACGTTTCTTTCAGGGAGTCCATGCTTTCGCGGTTTACCTGCGCTGCACCGATGTAGATGATGCACCCGGCGTGGGATCCGTTGTCGTAATACAGTTTTCTGAACATGTCCGCCGAATGAGACAGGCTGGCCGAGAGTAATGCGCCGAGATATTCCGGCATGCCGTAGATTTCCTGGTTAATATCCGGATTCATCAGGTGGCACACTTTGCCAGGGCGAAACTGGAACGCGTCCTTGCCATCCTGCACATACCACCATGATTCAAGATCGCTTCCGCGTCGCATGTATTTCGCCAGGGCGTGCCGTAATTTAAGCGGTTCGCCGAGCATATTGCTTCGAAGCTCAAGGAATGCGTTACCGAACACAAACCAGTCCAGCGCCAGCGCCGAGAAATCCTGCCGGGAAAGCAGCGGGTGCGGGATGTAGCAACCGAGTAATACATTGCGCTTAAAGTAAAGCGCAGACTGATGCCAGGACGTTTGCCGGGCAGCTCTTGCCAGACCGTACCAGTCCACCGGGGTTTCATACCACCGCCCGTTATCAGCACAGTACATATTGTCCAGCAGGTCATGCCCGGTCAGGCGATAAGGACCATCAAATGTGAATGCACTGAGCGATGATTCTTTCCTGAGCGCATCAGCGAGATCAATGCGTGAACTCATGCGCACTTTTTTATTTTTTCTGCTCATCAGAACTCCATAACCGTGAAACGCTCGTTTTCTCCTTCGCCGCCAATTGGTTCGTTAATGACAGCAAGCATGGTCGCCCACGCAAGGTCGCCGTGGCTGATCCCCCTCGCGCGGTCCGTTTCGTAAGTGATAAAGCCGCCCGGTGTTTTCACCTTACGCACGGCGTTAAAGGCCGCGACCAGTTCGCGTTCGGCGCGATCGTATTCCCACCGCCCGGCACGCATTATTTGCAGCATTTTCAGTACCAGCGACCGTTTTGATGACAGCGTGAAGGTGTACGGAATAGCAGCAGGGAAAAACCGTTTCACTATCTGATAAACAGCCTCCCCGTTCCCGCCCGTCACATCAATGCCGATGTGTTCCACGTTGTAGCGACACGTGAACTCTTCAATGACTCTGGCCTGTTCTTCAAACTCCAGCCCCTGAACGCGTCGCGTCTCCACCGTTCGAAAACGGCCACCAGGAACAGCCGGAGGAACCACCACGGACACAGCGCCGCTGTCGCCGTTGCCACTGCTGCCGTTTGCGTCATACCCAATCCATACCGGACGATTTCCCATCGGGCGGGGAGCAAAAGGTTTCCAGTCTTTCCAGTCGTCGTATCCGTCAACACCGCAGCCAATCAGGATATTCAGGTTAAATGCCGATTCCCCTTCGCGGACAAACTCACACATATAGAGATTGAGGAACTCGTCTTCGGTGTTTTCATCACGAATTTCGTCGATATCGGTGTGTTTCCAGCCGTGATTAACCACATCTTCCAGCGTGACAATTTGCCGCCACGTCCGGTCAGGGCAGATAAGCCCGTTATGCAGCGTTTTCCAGTCCACAGAAAAACGCTGGCGTTTATGCGAGGCCTTTTTCTCGTTCCAGCGGTCGCCGTTCCAGTAGGCGTATGCCTCGTGCGTTTCGGTGGATGGCGTGGAGAAGTAGGTGCGCCGCAGTCCGCTGAGGGTTGCCATAGCGCCAGCCACCTTGCGCAGTTCAGCAAAGCGACTGACCCAGAAAAATTCATCAAAATAAAAATTGCCCGTATAGGACTGTGCCGACGCAGCAGAAGTGCCGAGAAAATGCAGCTCTGCGCCGTTGGAGAGGATGATTTTATCGCCCCCTTTCAGCTCCACATCAACTTCAGCCGCGGCCTTCTGAATAATGCTTTTAAACTGGAACGCCTGACGACGCGACGCAGACAAAAAAATCTGGTTACGCTGGTAAGGTTGCGCCACATCGTCACGCAGCGCCATCAGCAGTGCTTCCTGTGCAAAATACCAGGTCGCCCCAATCTGTCGGGATTTCAGGATCATCCTGTTACGTATCCCGGCTTCCCTGCAAAGGGTCAGGGAGTCAAACCAGCCCCGCTGATGCCACTCCAGCCTGCTGATGATTTTTTCCCGCAGTGCGGCAATCTGTTCCGGCGTGAAATGATTTTTGAGTTTTTTCGCCCGGCCTTTCTTTCCTGCGGCCATCACATCCGGCTGGCCATCATGCAGCTTTTTAAGCTGCCGGGTCAGCAGGTCTATTTCCTTAAAGTCACCGCCTGTTTTATTCTGTTTTTCAGTAAGCTGGATGAGGCGCGCATCGATGGACTGCGTGACACGCTGCACGGGTGGTGTTTCATCCCACTGGTCGCGTTTTTTCCACGCATAAATCGTGTTCGGGTTTATTCCCATCAGACGTGATATTTCTGCGGGCGGATAACCCTGCCAGTAAAGTTGCCGCGCACGCTGGCGCACAAAAGCGTCCTGAATCATTGCTCCCCCTGAGTAATTACAGGAAGATTACCCGCGCGCGAAACTGTTCTCCTTAACCGCCTGTTCTGGCCGTTTTCTTACAACAAAAGCCCTTTGTATCAGCCTGTTACGCTTTGCCATCATGACTGAAGAACCAGTCAGAGGGGCAAAAACTATGGCTAATGAAAAAAAGACATCCCGCAAAAAGTTTCGCGTGGCTGTCTCCGGATCAACTGTTGATGGCCGCGAAATCAGTCCGGTACATCTGCGTGAAGCCGCCGAGAACTTCAACCCGGATGTTTACGCTGCCCGCGTGAACGTTGAGCACTATCTCTCGCCATGCCCGTCAAGCGAATTTTCCGCAATGGGCGATGTCACCGCGCTGAGTACGGAAGATATTACGGAAGGCCCGCTGGCCGGACGTACTGCGCTGTATGCAGAAATCGAACCGACCGAGCGCATGAAGCAGCTTGTCGCTGACGGCAAGAAAATCTATTCCAGTATCGAACTGCACCCGCAGTTCTCCGTTAACGGGCGCGCCTATCTGGTCGGGCTGGCGATGACCGACACCCCGGCAAGCCTGGGCACTGAGCGCCTGAAATTCACGGCACAGCAACGTCAGGCGGTGATGACGTTCAACAGTATCCAGGGTGAAGCACCGCTTATCTCCGAAGCCATCGAGTCTGAAATCATCGAAATGGCAGAACAACGCCAGGAAGAAGGCACCCAGTGGTTTAACCGCGTAATGGGGATTATTGGCCGTGGCCGCAAAGCGGATGACGCCAGTTTCTCCCGCATTCAGGAAGCGGTGGAAGGCGTCGCAACGTCACAGGCCGACATTATCGACCGTTTTAATGCGCTGGAAACCCGCCATCAGCAGGACAGCCAGAAAATCACTTCACTGACCACAGAGCTGGCAGCACTGAAGGAAAAACTGCGCACGCAGGACGGCGATCCGCAAAACCGGTTCACCGCAACGGGCGCAGCCTCCGACCAGCTGGCTGACTTCTGATAAGACAAAGGAGCAAATTTTTTATGAATCTGGTGATGTCAGATATTACCCGCAACAAGCTGGGTTGCTATATGGCGCAGCAGGCGTCGCTTAACAATATCCCGGTTTCCGCACTGGTATCGCGATTTACCGTGGAACCCTCGGTACAGCAGCGTTTTGAAAACGCCTCAAAGGAAAGCACCGAATTTACAAAAAGAATTAACGTGATCGGCGTGACAGACCAGAAAGGCGAAAAAATCCTCCCGGATACCACCGGGCCGATTGCGCGCACGAATACCAGTTATGACGGCACAAAACGCCGTAACCCGAATAACGTGGTTGATCTGAAAAACCGCAAATACCAGTGCGAACAGGTGAACTACGACACGTTTATTTCATATCCGCAGCTTGATACCTGGGCGGCACACCCTGATTTTCAGTCCCGCATCAGCGCACAGATTGCCCGACAGGTGGCACTTGACCGCATCATGATCGGTTTCAACGGCACGTCTCACGCGGATGAGTCCAACTTCAGCACCAACAAGTTGCTTCAGGACGTTAACGTGGGCTGGCTGGAGCACATCAGAACCGACGCCAGCGAACGCGTTATGAATGACGTGACGCTGACCTCCCGTAACATGGACAACACCGTGGCGCACGCGGGTAAGTATGCGAACGCTGATGCACTGGTACAGGACGCGCGCTCATCCCTGCTGGATGAATGGCACAAGGAAGCTGACGACCTCGTGGTGATTATGGGGCGCAACCTGTTTAACTCGCTGCGTCTGCCCGTGCTGAACAGCATCAGCGGCCAGAATCCCAATGCGGAATTACTCGCCGGGCAGCTCATTCTGTCATCGCGCACCATTGGCGGGCTGGGCGTGTTCCTTGCGCCGTTCTTCCCGGATTCAACGATGCTGATCACCTCGTTCAACAACCTGTCGATTTACTGGCAGAAAGGTTCAATGCGTCGTCTGATGAAAGACGAACCGGAATACAACCGCATCGCCACCTACCAGTCCATCAATGACGCTTATGTCGTTGAAGACTATGGCAAGTGCGCGATGGTCACTGGCCTGAAGTTCGCCGACAGCTAATCAACTCACGGCGGGCATCATGCCCGCCTGTAACGGAGAGAAAAAATGATTACTCCTGCACAGCAACACTGGCAGAACGTGATGGCACAGCGCGCAGGCCGGGCGAATGAAGGCGTGGACCACGCCGCGCGTACCGCGCATGAAGAGGTGCTGTATCGTCTGCGTCTGGCACAGGCCCGGCTTAAGGGCGTACAGGCCAGAAGCGCGAAAGCCGCCATCAAAAAAGAGTTGTTGCCGGACTTTTCCGGCTGGATTGAGGGAACGCTGGAGGCTGACGGCGGGCAGCAGGACGAAGTGATTGCCACGCTGATGGTGTGGGCGATTGACTGCGGCGATCTTCCACTGGCGTTGCGTATTGGTGCGTATGTGGTCCGTCATAACCTCATTATGCCTGATAACTTTGGCCGTACGGCTGCCACAGTGCTGACCGAAGAAATCTGCAACCCGGTACTGACGCAGGCCGGGACGGATGCTGACGCGGATTTGTCCGCCTTTATCGAACCACTGGATACCCTCCGGGAGATTGTCACCGACCAGGACATGCCGGACGAAGTGCGCGCCAAATTATGCAAGGCGTGCGCCTTTGCCCGTCGTGGTCTGACCGATGCAGACAACATGGCCTTATCACTGAAGCTGCTGCGCGAAACGATGCACCTGAACCCGAACGCAGGTGTGAAACGCGAGATTGCAACCCTTTCCCGCGCCCTGAAAAAAGCCGATTCCGCAGCCGAACCAGAAGACGCCAGCGCACAGCAGGCGCAGGACGAAAGCAGCAAAAGTAAAAAGACAACGCGGAAGCCTGCAACACGAAAAACCACCGCGACGCAGAAGGCGAAGCGCGGTTAACGACTGACCCCGTCAGCGGGCGGCGTGCGCGGTGTTCCGGTTTGACTCCGTGACCGTTTACACCGCGCACCCACCGCCCGATTTTTTTCAGGAGTGAACCCCATGAGTATGGTTGCCAGAACCAACCCCGGACCCGCAGAGGACGACATCACCGATACCGATGATGGTGATACCCGTATTTCAGCGGGCGCATTCTGGCCGGATATTGTGCTGCGTGAGCTGCGTCTGGCGATACGACTGCCGGGCCGTGTGACCACCTCCCGCCTGCTGCATACCGCCACCGGGGCCGTGGCACACGTTACCCGCGAGCTGGAAGCGTGGCAGCAGGAACAACAGGCGGCTGGCCATCAGACGCTGGCCGATGTTCCGGCACCCGTAATTAACGGAGAAAGCGTCAATCTCTGGCACTGGCGCAATGCCGTTTATACCGCCACACGCGCCCTGATTCTGGAGCGTTACCGCGATGCGGACACAACGGATAAGGGCGACCGCCGCGCGGACGCACTGGATATACAGACATCGGATTTGTGGCGCGATGTGAGCTGGGCCATCTCTGACATTCTGCGCCGCCCGCGAATCTTTGCGGAGCTGTGCTGATGAAAGTGAAGGCACTGGAAGGCGACACCGTGGATTCGCTCTGTTTCCGGTACTACGGCACGACGCAGGGCGTCACCGAAAAGGTGCTGGATGCCAACCCCGGACTCTGTCAGCAGGTATTTCTGGACGCCGGGCAGGAAGTGGAGATGCCGGAGCCGGAGAAGAAGAAACGAGAAATGATTCAGTTGTGGGGGGAGTAGCAGTGAGCACCATTCAAACAGGGATCACAGAGCAGGTTATTGCGTGGCTCTTTGACCACCTGCCAACGGTGTATGCAGTAGGCGCGGCAGTCAGCATTTCCGCGCTGATGAGTCTTTATGACGGACGAACACTGGTTCAGACCGTAACGGGATCGCTGGCGTGCGGCGTTCTTGCCATGGCCGTGGCCGGGTCGTTGCGCTTCTTCGGGTTTCCTGAAGATGCCGTGACGTTTATCGGCGCATCAATCGGTTTTATGGGGGCAGAGAAAGCACGCGACAAGGTTATTGCGGCCTTTAATCGCAGGGTGAAGGAGAAGGACGAATGAGCAACACATTTAAATTCAGCAGCCGGAGCGAAAAGAATTTGCAGGGCGTAAATCCTGATCTGGTGAAAGTGACCCGACGGGCACTGGAAATCTCGGAAGTGGATTTTGGTATCACCGAAGGGTTGCGCAGCCGTTACCGCCAGAAGCAACTGGTGGCCACGGGTAAGAGCCAGACCATGAACAGCCGCCACCTTACGGGACATGCCGTGGATGTTGTGGCTTATATCGGCAGCCAGGTGTCATGGGAATGGCCGCTGTACGAAAAAATCGCAGCAGCATTCAGACAGGCCAGCCGGGAGCTGAATATTCCGGTGGAATGGGGCGGCGACTGGAAGACCCTGAAAGACGGACCGCATTTTCAGTTACCACACGGAGCCTATCCGGCATGAAGCTCTGGCCCACGCTGGGCGTCGCTTTCCTTCTGATTGCCGCATGGGGAACATCCATGCGTCTGTCGTGGTCGCTGGGCCGGGAGAACGCCAGAAACGAAGCGCAGGCCAGCGCCCTGAAAAGTACCGCCGACACCCTGAATATCATCAGCACCGGGGTGCAGGATATGCAGCAGGTGCTGGCGCAACTCCGCGTGGAAAATCAGCAACGCAATCAGGACGGAGAGGCCAGACGTGAACAGCTACGCAACGATATTGCAAAAGATGAATGCGCCCACGCTTTGCCTGACGCTCGTTTTACTGACAGGTTGCGCAGGCACGCAGAACGCGCCACGGCCAGCGCCGTCAGTCCGGCTTATACCGCAGACGCTGACCATACCGGTAATGCCTCCCCCCTTCCCTGATACTCCCACATGGGGAAATCTCGGTATATGGGGCGACCGCCTTCTGGATGCACTGGAAACCTGTAACGCGGATAAACGGGCCATTGAATTACTGGAACAGCGCCGGCTGCAACGACTGAACAACGAGGACAACAACCATGCTGAAAACTGATTCCCTGCGTGAAGCCATGACCCGTTCATGCCGATGGTGTCAGGCCAACCCGGAAAAATTCACCATTTTCGTGGAGAGCGGCAACATTGAAACGACCGGAGAAACGCCCTCGTTTGTTTACCGCTATCAGATGGTGATGTTTGTCATGGATTACGCCGGAGAGCTGGACGACCTCACGCTGCCGCTGCTGGCGTGGTTATCCGAAAATCAGCCACAGTTGTTGCTCAATCCGGAGCGTAATCAGGACATCAAATTTTCCGCCGTTATCAATGACGATGACAGCGCCGATCTCCTGTTTACGCTCCCCCTGCGGGAACGCGTTCGCATCACGCGCAGCAGTCAGGGCACACCGCAGGCAGAACACCTGCCGGAGCCAAAACCCCGCCTGCCATCTTCCGAAGGCGACTGGTCGCATGTATTCCAGGATGTGACGTGGGGTGAAAGCGATGGATAAGGCATTCACCCGCGTGGATGAAACCTTTGAGGCCATCCGCGACAGCCTGAATCAGCAGGCCATCAATAACATCGCCAGAAAGCTGGCACAGGATTTACGTCGCGCCCAGCAGGCACGAATCCGGTCACAGAAAGCGCCGGACGGGACCGCATGGACACCACGCAAACGCCGTGTAACCCGGATACAGGAACGCATTCGCTTTATCTGGAATAACGAAGCACGCACGCTGAAAAACTGGCATCACGACACGGGGAAATACGGGCGAACCATTACCGGGTGGGATGAGGATAAAAACAATATCCGCACGTTTTACCGGGATGACATCGACCGTTTTCTGGAAATACGCACCCGGCGCATCAACCAGGACAGCACAAAGCGCGTCCCCATGTTCGTAAAACTGCGCACCGCCCGCTACCTGAAAGCCCGTGCAGATGCTTCCGGTGTGACGGTGGGTTACAGCGGCGTGGCCGCACGTATTGCCCGCGTTCATCAGTTCGGTGAGCGCGATCAGGTTGCGCCGGGCATTTTCACCGATTACCCGGTACGTGAGCTGTTGGGCATCAGTCAGGCAGATGAACGCCTGATTTATAACACGGTGCTGGGCCGGATTGCGGAGGCTGTACGGTGAGCGCAGAACTCATGCGACTGCTGAGCAATATCATCCGCACCGGGATCATCTCTGAAGTTGATGAGAAGTCCTGGCGCGTGCGCGTTCGCAGCGGCGAACTGGAAACAGGCTGGCTGCGCTGGAACACCACGCGCGCGGGAGCCTTCAATGTGTGGCTGCCGCCATCACCAGGCGAACAGGTGGTAATTGCCTGCATTGGCGGCAACCCGGAAACCGCCATGATAATTGGCAGCCTGTGGAGTGATGCCAATCCGGCCCCCGGCAAAAGCCTGAAAGAAATCGTGATCAGCGCGCCGGACGGCGCGGTGTTCCGCTACGACGCGGACGCAGGCGCACTGAGCGCCAGCGGCATGAAAACGGCCACTTTACAGGCATCCGTCAGCGTGAAACTGGACACGCCCGTCGTGGAATGCACAAACCTTCTGAGAACGGCGACGCTTGACGTCACAAAAGGAGGAAAGATGAGCGGCAATATCACGCACAGCGGCGGCAACTTCACCTCAAACGGCATTACCGTGCATACGCATAAACACGGTGGCGTGAAAGGCGGCAGCGATTCGACAGGAGGCCCGCAGTGACAACCCGCTACACAGGAATGAATCCGGACGGGACGGGAAACCTGAACGATATGGAGCACCTGAAACAGTCAGTCAGGGACATCCTGATCACCCCGCTGGCAAGCCGGGTTATGCGACGGGAATATGGCAGCCTTGTGCCTGATTTGATTGACGAACCCATGAATAACACAACTCGTCTGCAATGCATGAGTGCTGCCGTGATTGCGCTGACACGATGGGAACCCCGCATTGCCCTGGACGCCATCGACGTTGTCTGGAAGGCAGGAGGCCGCGCCGGGGTGACGCTGTCGGGCACTGTCATGCAGACCATGCAGAATGTTGAATTAACCATCACGCTGAGAGAGTAAATCATGCCTGCTGTTGACCTTTCCCAGTTACCGGAACCCGCCATCATCGCGGAGCCTGATTTTGAGGCAATTCTGGCTGACACAAAGGCCATGATGATTGCGGCTTATCCCGCCGAACAGCGTGAAGCCGTTTCCGCCGCGCTGGAGCTGGAATCGGAACCCCTTAACGTTATCGCTCAAACCATGTCGTTTCGTGAAATGCTGTTACGCCAGCGGGTTAACGAGGGGGCACGCGCCTGCATGTTAAGCCACAGCGCCGGGACAGACCTGGACAACCTCGCGGGCAATATGAACACAAAGCGCCTGGTTATCACTCCGGCAACGGATACCACCGACGCGGTGATGGAGAGCGACACCTCGCTGAGACTGCGGGCGCAGCGGGCGTACGACGGCCTGAGTGTTGCTGGCCCGTCAGGTGCATACGAGTATTTTGCCCGCAGCGCCAGCGGTCTGGTGCGTGATGCGCGGGCTATCAGTCCGTCTCCGGCAAATGTGACGGTTTCCATTCTGTCCACTGAAGGCGACGGCACAGCAACGGAGGCGTTGCTTAATACCGTTCGCTCCGTTCTGAATGCAGAGGACACCCGCCCGGTGGCCGACCGCCTGACCGTACAGAGCGCCAGAATCGTGACATGGCGGCTGAATGCAAAACTGTACTTTTACCCCGGTCCGGAATCCGAACCTATTCTGACTGCGGCGGAATCGTCGTTCAGGAAGTGGCTGGCTGAGCAGGGGCTTATCGGTCAGGACGTGGCGTTGTCCGCCATTGCTGCCGCACTGCATGTGCACGGTGTGCAACGCGTGGAGATAATCGAACCCACACAGAATATGGCCATCAGCGACATACAGGCGGCGCGCTGTGAGTCATTCACCATCAGCGAAGGTGGGCGCAATGAGTAATTCACTGTTACCACCATCAGCCAGCAATTTCATGCGTTGTGCCGAAGCCGTCGGAACACGCATTACAGACATTCCGGTAGACCTCAACACACTGTGGTCGCCGGATACCTGCCCGGTGCATCTGCTGCCCTATCTCGCCTGGGCATTTTCCGTTGACCGCTGGGATCGCAACTGGCCGGAAGAGACAAAGCGACAGGTTATTCGTGATGCATGGCTGATACACCGACACAAAGGGACCATCAGCGCACTGCGCAGGGCCATTGAGCCGCTGGGATACCTCATTCGCGTGTCTGAGTGGTGGGAGTTCGGCGGAGAACCGGGAACATTTACCGTTGAAGTCGGCACACTGGACAGTGGCGTGACGGAGGAAATGTATCTGGAAATGGAGCGGTTGATTGCTGATGCCCGCCCGGTCAGCCGCCACATGACAGGGCTGAATATCATTCAGGAGATTCAGGGAGATATTTTCGCGGCGGCAGCAACTTACGACGGCGAAGTCATTACCATTTATCCGGACGATTAAGCATGAGTACCACAACACGTAAATTTAAAACCGTTATCACCGATACGGGTGCCAAAAAATTAGCTCAGGCAGCCGCGCCAGATGGTAAGCCTGTCCGCCTGACTCATATGGCCGTGGGCGACGGTGGCGGTACATTGCCCACACCAGACAGTAAGCAGACCCGTCTGGTGCATGAGGTGTGGCGACATACTGTTAATCGCGTCATCCTGGACGCAACACATCAAAACCGCATTATTGCAGAGCTGGTTATTCCTCCAGAAACGGGCGGATTCTGGATCAGGGAAATTGGTGTGTTTGATGAGCACGGCGATTTAATCGCGGTGGGCAATACTGCCGAAAGTTACAAGCCTACCGTTGCCGAAGGATCAGGACGTGCACAAACATTTCGCACCATTCTGACCGTATCCAGCACTGCCACTGTGGCACTTACCGTGGATAACACCATGGTGATGGCCACAGTGGATTACGTGGATGACAAACTGAAAGAGCATGAACAGTCACGACGTCACCCGGACGCCTCGCTGACCGCAAAAGGCTTTGTTCAACTCAGTAGCGACACTAACAGCGTGTCTGAAACACAGGCTGCAACACCAAAGGCGGTAAAGGCAGCATATGACCTTGCTAACGGGAAATATACTGCGCAGGACGCCACTACAGCGCGGAAAGGCCTTGTCCAGCTCAGTAGCGCCACCAACAGCGATTCAGAAACGCTCGCCGCAACACCAAAAGCGGTAAAGGCCGCGTATGACCTTGCTAACGGGAAATACACTGCACAGGACGCTACGACAGCACAAAAAGGGATTGTCCAGCTAAGCAGCGCGACTAACAGCACATCTGAAACGCTTACCGCGACACCGAAAGCAGTGAAAGCAGCTAATGACAATGCGAATGGTCGGGTACCTTCTGCCCGTAAGGTGAATGGTAAGGCCCTTTCAGCGGATATTACACTGACGCCGAAAGATATTGGTACGCTTAACTCAACAACTATGTCATTCAGCGGTGGTGCTGGTTGGTTCAAATTAGCAACGGTAACCATGCCACAGGCGAGTTCTGTTGTTTCAATTACGTTGATTGGTGGCGCTGGATATAACGTCGGTTCACCTCAACAGGCAGGTATATCTGAACTTGTTTTGCGTGCAGGTAATGGTAATCCGAAGGGGATTACTGGTGCTTTATGGCAGCGCACATCGACAGGGTTTACAAATTTTGCCTGGGTCAATACATCTGGTGATACTTACGATATTTACGTTGCAATCGAAAATTATGCGACTGGTGTAAATATTCAATGGGATTATACCAGTAATGCCAGCGTGACTATTCATACGTCACCAGCATATTCTGCTAATAAGCCGGAAGGGTTAACGGACGGTACAGTTTATTCACTCTATACGCCATCAGAGCAGTTTTATCCGCCTGGCGCACCAATCCCGTGGCCATCAGATACCGTTCCGTCTGGTTATGCCCTGATGCAGGGGCAGACTTTTGACAAATCTGCATACCCGAAACTTGCAGCCGCTTATCCGTCAGGCGTGATCCCTGATATGCGTGGCTGGACGATTAAGGGCAAACCTGCCAGTGGTCGAGCCGTATTGTCTCAGGAACAGGACGGCATTAAATCGCACACCCACAGCGCCAGCGCATCCAGTACGGATTTGGGGACGAAAACCACATCGTCGTTTGATTACGGAACTAAATCCACAAATAACACCGGAGCACATACACACAACTTTGCTTACAACAATACTTCAGCATACGCAGAAACTCCCGGTACCGGTGGTGGAATGCATGCAACTAACACAAGCAAGACAGCAAGTAATCGCGTATTAAGCGCAGGAGCTCATACTCACACAGTAGCAATAGGTGCGCATACACATACGCTCGCTATTGGTTCGCATACACACACCATTACCATTGCCGCTTATGGCAACGCGGAAAACACCGTCAAAAACATCGCATTTAACTATATTGTGAGGCTTGCATGATTACGCTCATTCTTTCTGCACCAGTAACAGAAATGGCTGAAGCATTTAAGCGGGTATTCGCAAATGCAGATAATGTGAATATTGTCGGAAAGCCATTTGAAACAATCAGGGAATTTGACTGCATGGTAAGTGCGGCAAACAGTTTCGGCCTGATGGATGGCGGTGTTGATGCCGCCATTACCGCATTCTTCGGTACTCAGTTACAGTCCCGCGTTCAGAATCATATTCTTCGTGAATATCTCGGCGAGCAGCCTGTAGGTTCTGCATTTGTTATTGAAACGGGGCATAATCATCACCCCTGGCTGGTACATGCGCCAACAATGCGTGTTCCGCTGACAATTGACGGAACAGACGCTGTATATAACGCAACCTGGGCCGCTCTGCTTGCCATCTTTCAGCACAATAAACACGCAACGACAGACAGGAAAATAAAAACGGTGGTATTCCCTGCAATGGGAGCCGGATGTGGTCAGGTTCCGTTTGAAAGTGTTGCCCGGCAGATGAAGCAGGCATGGGATAACTTTAATAAAAAAACAGAATCAATTAACTGGGAATACGCACAATCCCGCCAGTCGGCAGTATTTGGCACATATGCATACTGTCCGGGTAATTCTGTTTGCCGTTATGCGGATACTAAATATATTGGATGCGGCGATTATCGGACGTATTGCTCCCGTTCCGGGCAGGTCTGTATTAACCCTGAACATCAGGCTGATGATGTACTGATACAACATCAGGCTAATAACCGGTTTCGCCCTGGTTCGCATATACACCGGATTAATCCAGAAAATCCCGTAGGTAATGTCATCTCTGGCGCACATAGCCACGGAAGTAGCATCGTTATTGGTGCTCACACCCATACGCTCAATAAACAATATTCTGTCTCTGATATTAAGTAGAGGTGAACATGGATTTCAGAATGAGTGAACAACCACGGACCATAACAATTTATAATCTGCTGGCCGGAACTAATGAATTTATTGGTGAAGGTGATGCATACATTCCACCTCATACAGGTCTACCTGCAAATAGTACTGATATTGCTCCGCCAGATATTCCAGCTGGCTTCGTGGCAATTTTCAACAGTGATAAGGCGTCCTGGCATCTCGTTGAAGATCATCGTGGTAAAACGGTTTATGACGTGGCATCAGGGGGCGCGTTATTTATTTCTGAACTTGGTCCATTACCGGAAAATGTCACCTGGTTATCCCCGGAAGGGGAGTTTCAGAAGTGGAACGGCACAACGTGGGTGAAAGATGCAGAAGCAGAAAAAGTGTTCCGGATACGGGAGGCGGAAGAAACAAAAAACAGCCTCATGCAGGTAGCCAGTGAGCATATTTCGCCACTTCAGGATGCCGTGGATTTGAATATTGCAACAGAGGAAGAAACATCGTTACTGGTGGCATGGAAGAAGTATCGAGTGCTGCTGAACCGTGTTGATACATCAAGAGCACCGGATATTGAGTGGCCTGCTTCCCCAGTGGAATCAAGGAGTAAACAAGCATAAAGGCTTTCATTTCAAACCATTGTAGTCCAGTTTTTTGTATAGTACCCTGCTCATTTCGGATGACATGTGTGATTTGGAATTTCAGGGTACCATTATGAATGTTATTTCATCATTAAAACAGCTTAACAGACAGCGAAATATTAAAACAAAAAAGATAAAGACGAAGGCCAGACTGGCATTTCTAAAAATGCGATACAGAAGGAAAACATCATTACAGCCGGATAGTTATAAAACAGTGTGCATTTTCATGCACATGCAGGCCATTGGTGACGGCATCGTTACCTCAGGGTTTATTAAACAACTTCAAAAATCCGGTATGGTGGTATATGTGATAGCACCTTCAAGAGTATCATTCCTCTTTACTGATATTGTTGGCGTGGATGCCTTTATATCTTACGAGAAAAATAAATTTAACGAACTAAAAGCAAAGATAAAAAAACTGAATGTAGATCTTGTTGTTGACTTCTCAAATTTTGATAACACAGCGATAACCAGATTGCAAACACTACATTTACTTAGACCTAAACACTCTATCTGTTTTAATCATCCTGCCGTAACTATTTTTGATACAAATATAATCGACAATCGTTCCATTCACATATCTGAAAGAATGAATAAATATCCTCCGGCATAG